GATGGCCAGTCAACAGGAAAAGTAGTTTCAGCCAATAGTGAAGGTAAACCGGTTCTTACTGATATAGCGATTGATTATGTGGCACTGGCGACCATTGAGCGTGACCGACGCATGGCTATTGTTACAGCCAGAATCAATGAACTTGTCGAGGCTCAGGATGATGACGATATAACGGCTGCTGAATTATCCGAGCTCATTGCGCTACGTGAATACCGAACAAAGCTGCGCCGACTGGATTTGCGTTATGCCCCTGATGTTGAGTGGCCACCTTTGCCGGAATAATTCAGGCGGGCACCTGCCCGCTTTTTCTTTATCCATCTGTTGTGTCAGTCCGTAGACAATCCTGATAAATAGCCCCTCACTGAACCAGCCAGGACAATAACACTCGCCCACTAACCACGGAGTTAACCGGATGAGTGATTTTCACCACGGCGTGCAGGTGCTTGAAATTAACGACGGCACCCGCGTCATTTCCACAGTTTCGACCGCTATCATCGGCATGGTCTGCACGTCCAGTGATGCGGATGCGAAGCTATTCCCCCTCAATGAGCCCGTACTGATTACCAATGTGCAAAGCGCCATTGCGAAAGCCGGTAAAAAAGGCACACTGGCAACCTCCCTGCAGGCTATCGCCGACCAGGCGAAGCCCGTCACTATCGTTGTGCGCGTTGCCGAAGGTACCGGCGACGACGCAGAAGCGCAGACCGTTACCAACATCATCGGCGGCACAGATGAGAACGGGAAATACACAGGTATTAAAGCGTTGTTGACTGCCGAGGCGGTCACCGGCGTTAAGCCGCGCATTCTCGGCGTGCCGGGTCTCGATACGCAGGAGGTAGCGGTCGCACTTGCGTCAGCCGCTATCAAACTGCGCGCATTTTGCTATGTCAGCGCGTGGGGCTGTAAAACCATTTCCGAGGCGATAGCCTATCGCGAGAATTTCAGCCAGCGCGAACTGATGGTCATCTGGCCTGACTTCCTCGCATGGGATACCACCGCAAACGCCACCGCCACAGCATACGCCACCGCCCGCGCGCTCGGTCTTCGTGCCTACATCGACCAGACTATCGGCTGGCACAAAACCCTGTCTAACGTTGGCGTGCAAGGCGTCACCGGCATCAGTGCCTCAGTGTTTTGGGATTTGCAGGCATCCGGCACCGATGCTGACCTGCTCAACGAGGCCGGAGTCACAACGCTGGTGCGCAAGGATGGTTTCCGTTTTTGGGGGAACCGCACCTGTTCTGATGACCCGCTTTTCCTGTTTGAGAACTACACCCGCACCGCGCAGGTACTGGCCGACACGATGGCTGAGGCGCACATGTGGGCGGTCGATAAACCCATCACCGCATCGCTCATCCGTGACATTGTCGACGGTATTAACGCCAAATTCCGCGAGCTGAAATCTAACGGCTACATCGTGGACGGTGAATGCTGGTTCGATGAGGAATCGAACGACAAGGAAACCCTCAAGGCCGGGAAACTGTATATCGACTACGACTATACGCCGGTTCCACCACTGGAAAGCCTGACCCTGCGCCAGCGCATCACCGATAAATATCTGGTGAATCTGGCCGAATCGGTCAACAGCTAAGGAGCCTGAAACAACATGGCACTACCCCGCAAACTTAAATATCTGAACATGTTCAATGACGGCCTTAGCTATATGGGCGTTGTTGAATCCGTGACGCTGCCGAAGCTGACCCGCAAGCTCGAAAACTATCGCGGCGGCGGCATGAATGGTGCGGCGGCGATTGACCTCGGTCTCGATGATGATGCCCTCACTGTTGAATGGTCTGTCGGTGGCCTGCCTGATGTGGCGTTGTGGGCGCAGTATGCCGCGCCGGGCGCTGATGCCGTGCCGCTGCGTTTTGCTGGCTCTTACCAGCGTGACGACACTGGCGAAATCGTTGCTGTCGAGGTGGTCATGCGTGGCCGTCATAAAGAAATCGACGGCGGCGAGAATAAGCAGGGTGAAAACACCTCGACCAAACTGTCGACCGTTTGCACCTATTACCGCCTCACGATTGATGGTAGCGACATTATCGAAATCGACACCGTCAACATGGTCGAGAAGGTGAACGGCGTCGACCGTCTGGAACAGCACCGCCGCGCAATCGGGCTGCTGTAATTCCCTGACCGGTCAGCGCCGCTGGCCGGTTATTACCCCCATTCAGAGCAGAGAAAAAATATCATGGCAAAAGCACCACGCAAAACCCCTGAATTTGTTGATACGGCTGGCAATGAAATTGACACCGTAAACCCGAATGTCGTGACCCTCGACAAGCCGATTAAGCGCGCCGGTCAGACGATTGAAAAGGTCACCCTGATTGAACCGAACGCAGGCACCCTGCGCGGCGTCAGTCTGGCGGCGGTGGCGCAGTCCGAGGTCGATGCGCTGATTAAGGTGCTGCCCCGCATGACCTACCCGGCACTCACCACGCAGGAACTCACCGCGATGAACCTGCCCGATATGCTGTCGCTGGCCGCTAAGGTGATTGGTTTTTTGTCACCGGCTTCGGCGGAATAGATTTCCCGCCCGACCTGTCGACCGATGACCTGATGGCGGATATCGCAGTGATATTCCACTGGCCGCCATCAGAGCTCTATTCCCTGAGCCTGAGCGAGCTCATCACATGGCGCGAAAAGGCGCTGCAGCGGAGCGGAAACCACAATGAGTAACAACCTGAGGCTTGAGGTATTGCTGAAAGCGGTCGACCAGGCGACCCGACCGCTTAAATCTATCCAGACCGCGAGTAAAACCCTGTCGGGTGATATTCGTACCACACAAAAAGGGCTGCGTGACCTGAATGGTCAGGCGGCGAAAATCGACGGCTTTCGTAAGACAAGCGCGCAACTGGCCGTAACCGGTCAGGCGCTTGAAAAAGCGAAACGTGAAGCCGAGGAGCTTGCCACCCAATTTAAAAATTCCGAACGGCCAACGCGTGCGCAGGCGCAGGTGCTTGAATCGGCAAAACGTGCGGCTGATGGTCTGCAGGTCAAATACAACAGCCTCACCGAGTCGGTAAAACGCCAGCAACGCGAGTTGGGTGCTGCCGGAATCAATACCCGCAACCTTGCTAATGACGAGCGAGGATTAAAAAACCGCATCAGTGAAACGACAGCACAACTCAACCGGCAGCGCGAGGCGCTGGCGAAGGTCAGCGCACAGCAGGCACACTTAAACCGCGTGAAAGAACGATATAAATCAGGTAAGGAGCTTGCCGGTAACATGGCCGCAGCAGGCGCTGCCGGGGTAGGTATTGCGACAGCGGGAACGATGGCCGGGGTTAAATTGCTGATGCCCGGTTATGACTTTGCGCAGAAAAATTCCGAGCTGCAGGCTGTGCTCGGGGTCGATAAGCAGTCGCCAGAAATGCAGGCATTACGCAAGCAGGCGCGCCAGCTCGGCGACAATACTGCCGCCTCTGCCGATGATGCCGCCAGTGCGCAGATTATTATCGCAAAAGGTGGTGGTGATGCTGAAGCTATAGCGGCCATGACGCCTGTGACTCTCAACCTGTCACTTGCGAACAGAAAAACAATGGAGGAAAACGCGCAACTGTTGATGGGGACAAAAGCCGCCTTTCAGCTTTCTAATGACGCGGCTGCACATATTGGTGATGTTCTTTCAACCACGATGAACAAAACCACCGCTGATTTTCAGGGACTAAGCGACTCATTAAGTTACCTTGCCCCTGTTGCGAAAAATGCCGGAGTGAGTCTTGAACAAGCGGCGGCGATTACCGGCACACTTCATGATAATAACATCAGGGGGTCAATGGCTGGGACGGGCGGCGCGGCTGTAATAACGAGACTACAGGCACCAACAGGCAAAGCATACGATGCCCTCAAAGAGTTGGGTGTTAAAACCTCGGACAGCAAAGGCAATACGCGCCCGTTATTTACCATCCTGAAAGAAATGCAGGCCAGTTTTGAGCGCAACAAGCTCGGAACTGGTCAGAAAGCTGAATATGTGAAAACCATATTCGGCGAGGAGGCCATGAAGTCTGCAAGTGTGCTGATGGCCGCAGCGGCAAGCGGAAAGCTCGATAAACTCACCGCTACGATTAAGGCATCCGACGGAAAAACCGAGGAACTGGTCAAGGTTATGCAGGATAACCTCGGCGGTGATTTTAAAGAGTTTCAGTCGGCTTACGAGGCGGTCGGTACTGACCTCTATGACCAGCAAGAGGGCTCACTGCGCAAGCTTACCCAAACGGCCACGCAGTATGTGTTAAAGCTCGACGGCTGGATCCAGAAAAATAAGGGGCTGGCGGAAACCATCGGCATCATTGCCGGTGGCGCACTTGCTCTGATTGGTATCATCGGCGGCATTGGTCTCGTTGCGTGGCCGGTTGTGATGGGGATTAACGCCATTATTGCCGCTACTGGCGTGCTGGGTACGGTCTTTACTGTTGCCGGTGGTGCCATTATGACAGCGCTCGGTGCGATTACCTGGCCGATTGTGGCCGTCGGTGCGGCGATTGTGGCCGGGGCGCTACTCATCCGCAAATATTGGGAGCCCATCAGCGCATTTTTCTCGGGGGTGATTGAGGGCATCATGAGCGCCTTTGCACCGGTAGGGGAAATGTTCGCCCCACTGGCACCCATTTTTGACGGCCTCGGTGAGAAGCTGCGCGGCGTCTGGCAATGGTTTAAAGACCTGATTGCACCGGTCAAAGCCACGCAGGAGACGCTTGATAGCTGCAAAAATGTCGGCGTTATATTTGGTCAGGCACTGGCCGATGCGCTGATGTTGCCTCTGAATATTTTCAATAAGCTGCGCGGTGGTCTTGATGTAATTCTCGAAAAGCTCGGCCTTGTTAAAAAGGAATCGAGCAGTATTGATACGGAAACGGCAAAAACGCCGCCGGTTGGTCAGGGTGGAGGGTATATTCCGACAACCAGCTCGCTTGGTGGGTATCAGGCTTATCGGCCTGTCACGGCTCCCGCCGGTCGTACCTATATTGACCAGAGCAGCCCGACCTATCAAATCAACCTGCCGGGTGGCGGCGCGCCGGGTGGTCAATTGGGTAACCAATTGCAGGATGCGTTAGAAAAATATGAACGCGACAAGCGAGCCAAAGCCCGCGCTAGCATGATGCACGATTAAGGAGGCTGATGATGATGCTTGCTCTTGGAATGTTTGTGTTTGAACGTCGCACCCTGCCTTATCAGTCGATGCAGCACTCGAAGAATTACCGCTGGGCGTCTAATGACCGGGTCGGCAAACCTCCTGCGTATCAGTTTCTCGGCGAGGGGGAAAACGCGATCCAGCTTGCCGGTACGCTTTATCCTGCCATTACTGGCGGTCGTATATCTCTGCTGGCTGTCGAACTGATGGCCGACGAGGGCAGAGCATGGCCGCTTATTGAGGGAACCGGCAATATCTTCGGGATGTATATCGTCGAGACGGTGTCGACCACGCATACTGAGTTTTTCAGCGACGGCGCGGCCAGAAAGATTGATTTCACCATTTCGCTGAAACGGGTCGACGAATCACTGACGGCAATGTTTGGCGACCTGAATAAGCAGGCCAGCGAGCTTCTCGGCTCTGCCGGTAATTTGACTGATAAGCTGCAGGGTGCGCTCGGAGGGCTGACCGCATGATTACGGGCATGACAATTGACGCCGGTACCAGCCTTGCACCGGCATTTATGCTGACGCTGAACAGCCAGGACATTACCAGCAATTTTAGTGACCGGCTGATTTCTCTCACCATGACCGACAACAGGGGTTTTGAGGCTGACCAGCTCGACATTGAGCTCGACGACACCGACGGCAAAGTCGAGTTACCCCTGCGCGGGGCGGTGCTGACGCTGTGGCTTGGCTGGCAGGGTTCGGCGCTTCTGAATAAGGGCGATTTCACGGTCGATGAGATTGAGCATCGGGGCGCGCCTGATACCCTGACCATCCGGGCGCGTAGTGCAGACTTTCGCGGAACGCTCAATTCACGGCGTGAGGAGTCATGGCACGACACCACCCTCGGTGAGCTGGTCAGCACCATTGCAAAGCGCAATAAACTGACGGCCAGTGTCGCGGATTCACTGAAAAAAATACCGGTGCCGCATATCGACCAGTCACAGGAGTCCGACGCCGTATTTCTGACCCGGCTGGCTGACCGCAATGGGGCGGCGGTGTCAGTGAAAGCGGGTAAACTCCTGTTTCTGAAAGCCGGTAGTGCGATGACGGCCAGTGGCAAGCCCGTCCCGCAAATGACGCTGACCCGCAGCGATGGCGACCGTCACCAGTTTGCCATTGCCGACCGTGGGGCTTACACCGGCGTAACAGCAAAATGGTTGCACACCAAAGACCCAAAACCGCAAAAGCAAAAAGTGACGCTGAAACGTAAGCCAAAAGAGAAGCACCTGCGCGCACTGGAGCATCCGAAAGCAAAGCCGGTCAGCAAAAAGACAAAGGCCAAAAAAGAGCCGGAGGCGCGCGAGGGTGAGTATATGGCAGGTGAGGCCGATAACGTGCTGGCGCTGACGACTGTCTACGCTTCTAAGGCGCAGGCGATGCGCGCCGCTCAGGCTAAATGGGATAAGCTGCAGCGAGGCGTTGCGGAGTTTTCAATTACGCTGGCGCTTGGCAGGGCTGATTTATTCCCTGAGACACCTGTGCGTGTGTCGGGCTTTAAGCGCGTCATAGACGAGCAGGCATGGTTAATCAGTAAAGTGACTCACAGCCTGAATAATAGTGGCTTCACGACGGGCTTAGAGCTTGAGGTTAAGCTCTCTGACGTAGAGTATAGAGCGGAAGATGATGATGGGTGATTTTAATTTATATGTTTGTTATATAAGGGTTTATTGAGTAAAATTAACGCATCAGCCAAACCGTTGAGGTGCTTAATATGTTTCATTGCCCGTTATGCCAGCATGCCGCCCACGCACGCACAAGCCGTTACATGACCGATACGACAAAGGAGCGTTATCATCAGTGTCAGAACGTGAATTGTAGTGCCACGTTTATCACATTTGAGTCGGTGCAGCGTTACATTGTTAAGCCGGGTGAGGTTAATGCCGTCAGGCCGCATCCTTTGCCATCAGGTCAACAAACAATGTGGATGTAACCACGAAAAAAAGCCCCGCGATTGCGGGGTTTTGTTTATTTTGACTTTGGCATTCCAAACATATGAGTTTTTGAGAGCATCATCACTTTAGCTCTGTCATCTGGTTCTTTACCCATCTCGTTACAAGTTGCGAGAGGCTGTTCGAGCACATAACCAAACGCCTTATGTTTATTCAGTACGTGCAATTCTTTAGTTGTTTTCATGTAGGAGTCCGGCACATCTTTTGTCCAAACATCCATACAAATTCCTGAGCTTACGACTGCATCATAAATTTCAGGTGTAACTTGGTTTGCGTCCAGAACGACAGTCACGACATTATTATTTTCTTTTATTTCAATCGGTTGCCATGATTTTAGCTGTTTTTGTAAAGTTTTTACGTTATTCGTTTGGGCGTGGGCGCTGATAGACAGAAGAATGGCGACGGTTGCAATTGCCGATTTGAGGTTGAGCAT